GGCGGGGGGCTTCCGCATATCAGCGGAAAAAGGGCTCCAAATTTGCATACTGGCGACGCGCCATACTAGGGAGCGGCCAGGCAGGTTGGGGCCGGGGTTTTGTATTTTTTGGGGAAAAGGGCCAAAATTGGTGCCATCGAGAGGAAATTGTCGTTTATGAGTGGTGAGGATTCCAATCCGGTAAAAGGGCCAAAGGTCAGAGCAAAGAGGGTTTCTACTGAGCCCAAGAAACGGTATCCGCACGGAAAGCGTAAGCCGCGGGAAGCGGCCGGGCTGAATCACGGCGAGATCATCGATTTGGTGGCACGGTTGGATGCGGCGAAGGGATTGGGGTTGTCCCCGGTCCAGGCCAACGCGGAGATCGTCGAGCACCTGAAGCGCATGACGCAGCGGGGCCGGGCGAAGAAGCTGATCAACACGGTTCAGTTGCAGCATCTGGCGGAGCACGGGTGGGCCATCGACGAGATCGCGGCGTTTTTCAACGTCAGCCAGCAAACGATTGACGAGATGTTGCGCCGGGACCCCACGTTCAAGGCCATCATGGATCGTGGAAAGGCGTTAGGGCGCGGGAAGCTGCGCAGTTTTCAGTTCCAGGCGGCGGCGAAGGGGAATCCCATTATGCTGATCTGGCTGGGGAAACAGCTATTGGGTCAGCGGGACGAGCCCGGGGATCGTGCAGGCGATCGGTTGGACGAGGTTATGAGCGTGTTGGAGCATGCCAGGACGCATCAGGATGACGTGATCGATCTTCCGCCGATTATCCCGCCAAGACAGGTTCAGTGAGCGTCCAGATAGGACGGCAGCCCAAGCTGCTGCCGTTCGGGGTTAAGGCAAACCGGTTTATCGCGCGGCACGCGTCGGAAGATGCGCGCATCAACATCCTGGTCGGATCGGTGCGCAGTTCCAAGACGTGGGCCATGACGATGAAGATCCTGGCTCTGTGCAAGTACGACGTTGCCGGCCGGAAGGTGCTCACTGGGGTTTCCAAGCAGGCGATCTATCAGAACGTACTGACGGATTTGTTCGACCTGATCGGGCCGCAGAACTACCGCTACAACCGGCAGAGCGGCGAGCTGACTTTGTTCGGGATCGAATGGCTGGTCATTGGCGCCCACGACGAGGGGTCGGAGAAGCGGATCCGCGGGCTCACGGTGGGCGTGGCCGTGTGCGACGAGTTGATCCTGATGCCGCGCAGCTTCTTCATGATGCTGTTGTCGCGCTTGTCGCCGGCAGGCGCCAGGCTCTACGGCACAACGAACTCCGACAGCCCGCATCACTGGCTGAAGACGGAGATCATCGACAGCGACCGGCTGACCCGGGGATTGGGGAGGGATTTGTGGGTGGACACATGGCTGCTCACCGACAATCCCAATTTGAGCCAGAGCTACCGGGAGTTCGTGACGCGCAGCTATGTGGGAGTCTGGCACCGGCGGTTCGTGCTCGGAGAATGGGTGCTGGCTGAAGGCGCGATTTACCGCGACGTGCTGACGGACGAGACGTACTACAACGACAGTCAGCGGCCAGTCGGGCTGATGTCGCGATCCGGCTATGTCGAGCGTTGGGTGTCGGTGGACGCCGGGACGGTCAACTCGCAGGTGTACGGCGACTTCTATGACGACGGCACCACGGTCTGGATGGACAACGAGTATTACTACGACTCCGTCAAAGAGGGCAAGCAGAAGACCAACGGCGACTATGCCGACGATCTGATCAACGGCTGGGGCAACTGGCCCGGGATCGCACGCTCGCCAATGAAGGTGAACGGGCTGAGTGTCGCGCTGGACCGGCGCAATTGGCCGGGCGTGATCGTGGATCCGAGCGCGGCCAGCTTCAAGGTCGAGTTACTGTCGCGCGGCGTCTATGTGGTCGACGCCAGCAACGAGGTGACCGACGGCCTGCGCCGGGTATCGTCGATGCTGGCCCGCAAGAAGCTGCGCATCCACGAGCGGTGCGCGAGCGTCCGTAAGGACCTGGAGACGTACAGCTGGGATGAAGACGCCGCCAAGCGCGGCAAAGAGCAACCGATCAAGGATCATGACCATGGTGCGGACATGGTGAGATACTACGTCGAGACGCGGATCAATGACTGGAGGCTGGTAGCATGATCCTGACTGCGGAGTACGGAACTTGGGACTCGGACCTGTTGCAATGGCGATGGGACCAACGAGGGTATTGTGCGCTGCTATGGCGCTGGGCGCCGGCAACGGTGATCATCCTTTCACGCAACTAACCTTGAGGCGATGACGATGACTCTTGCATTCTGGTTCTGGCTTTTGATGTTGACCTGGCTGTTGTTCGGGTTCTGGCGTTACTACGAGCCCACCCAGCCGTTCTACCGGATCTATGGTGGCCACCTTATCGGGTTTCTGCTGTTCGGCATCCTCGGCTGGCACGCCTTCGGCAACCCGTTCGCCGCGCTGGTAAAATGACGCCGCCGAGTAAGATCACACCTTTCTTCGAAGTGCTCTGGCCGGTCTTTCTGGCCGTAGGCGGAGTCGCCCTGGTCTTCGCCTTATTCCGGTAGGAACCTGATGACCGCCGACAAACTCAATCACGTGCTCGGTCTGTTGGACGCGTGGGTGGAGTCCAACTTCAAGCGCGTGCCGAAGGGTCGTGCCGGTGGCGGGCAGTTCGCCTTCAAGGGCGGCAAGGCAAAACCCGCGGCAGCCGCACGAGTGAAAGCCAACAAGCCCGCTACCTTCAAAGTCCAGGCGGCGAAGAAGGCCTGGGAAGGAATCCACGCGCGGCGCGCGGCAGCCAAAGGGGCGGCGGCTCCTGCAGGGAAACCTGCCACGGCGGCCCCGAAGAAAGGATTCGTTCCGCCTTCCTGGGCGAAGACAGGGGCTGCAGGGACCGCCACGCGATTCAGGAAGCGGCAACGGGCGAGACAGTTGCAGCAAGCGGCCGCGCAGCGCGAGGAGGCGTTGAAGCAGCCGGCGCGCAAGGTGCAGACCTGGCGCAAGAAGGCCGCGCTGAAGGCCTGGGAGAAGATCCGGGCGAAGCGGGAGGCGGCGAAGGCTGCAGGTGGGGTGAAGCCGGTTCCGGTAAGGCCAGCGCCCAAGCCAGCAGCAGCGCCCGCACCTGAAGCCAAGCACGTCCACGGTAAGTTCAACGCGCAGCAGCGCGAACAGATGGTCCGGGAGCACATCACCAGCCACGACGTGAAGGAGCGCAAGCACCAGGACGGCGGCATCAACAAGTTCGATTTCATCGTCTTCGACGACGGGCATCTCGGTGGCTTCAAACCAGCCGATGGGGAAGCCGAAGGCTGGGGCTGGAGACAATGGCTGGCTATCGCAAAGGGCGGCGTGATCGAAGACCGGGAGTTGGCGAACGAGATCATGGCCATCCCGGAATCCAGACGCGACAGAGAGTTCATCAACCGGGATCGGCCTCGCATTCCGCGCGGAATGCAGACTGAACGGGAAGCCGCCGCCTGGGAAGTCGCTAAGCTGGTGGGGATGGATGACCTGGCTACGCCCTGTGTCGCCGGTAAGATCGGTGGCGCCTACGGGGCCGCCATGGAGATCCAGCCGGGCGTCAACGCCTACAAGGCTCCTGCCGGAAAGGAATTCGACGGCGATGAGCACGTACGCCGCGCCGCCATGTTCGATTACATCCTCGGCAATTCCGACCGTCATGGTGGAAACTGGATGATCGATGGCGATGAGATGAAGCTGATCGATCACGGTCTGTGCCTGCCGGAAGCGACACACTTCGCCGACGGCGCCAATATGGAGCTGATGGACCACGCGCACAGGCTTGAGATGAAAGGGCAGAAGGGTTCCCCGGCGCAATACGCCAAGACCTACGCTGACAAGAAGAACGACATTAAGCAGGCGCTGGTCAAGCTCGGCTTCAACGATAAGGTGATCCACGGTGCGATGCAGCGCATCGATAGGGCGCAACATGCGAAGAGATGGGGAGATTTAAACGCCTTCGCCAAACAGCCCGGCGCGAAGGCCCAAAAGGTGGCTCTGACGCCGCCGGGAGTTCCAGACTTTGTGCCGAAGAAGGCTGCACCTGCCAATCCTCGAGTATCCGCCATGAGGCGAGAGCTTTTATGAGAACCTGCGACTTACTGGCATCCGACCCGAACGGCAAGCAAGAGGTTCTCGGGCAGATATCCTGGGATGGAAAGAAGCTGCATCTCAGCGACGGGCTGAACCCCGACATGCTGCTGGGGACCGTCGGGATGAGCGAGAGCGGACCTGTCAACGGTCGCGACAATCCCGGGGAATGGTTCGAACGGTTACCGAACATCTTCAATGGCAGCCGCCTGCGCGCCAAGATGCGCGGCGAAAAGGAGAGCGACATGATCTCGGACAACGACACTGCGGCGCGCCTGCATCGGGCGCTGGACCGCGTTCTGGACCGCCAGGGGGCGGCGAGCGACAATGAGAGCGGCCGGTCGAACGTAGCGCGCAAGGCCTGGGAAACCCGGCATGAGACCGGCGGCACCCAAAAGTTCAGCGGCGAGACCGAGGGGCGGCGCGCGCCGGCGACGCGGCAGCAGACCCACAAACCCTTCGGGTGGGCCAGGAAAGCCACGCAGGTAGAAAAAAAAGAGCGCGCCGCGCCGCTGGTCAAACCAATACCGGTACAGGAGAGATAACATGCCGAAAGCTGCTTACTTCAAGGGCCACGGGACCGAGGTGGCGCGCAAGATGCGTCAGACCTACGGACCCGAGAAGGCCAAACGGGTGTTTTACGCCACGGCCAAGGCGCAGGGCCAGGAGCCGACTAACGACGCCGCGGCTTTCGATGCCTACGACGAGATGCACTCGGTCTTCGACGACATCCTCAAGAGCGGCATGAAGACGGTCGACAAAGTCATGGACGCCGCGTTGACGCACCTGTCGCAGGGCGGCGCCATGAACCAGCGCATGCGTCCGGATGATCTGCACCACAAGGTGCGGACGCAACACCGCGACGACCGGCTGAACGCCGAGAAGGGTGGCGCCGCGACGCCGACGAGCCCGCAGCACTTTATGGGCATCGCCAAAAGGCAGCAGCGGCAGCCG